GCCATTTTTACCCCATCAAGCAACTGCTGCTCGTCAGATTTGCTAAGACTTTGCATTGCTTACCAACTCCGTACGAAATATTGGTTTCTCGTTTAAGCCAAGCAAGTTAGGTTTAGCGCCTGTCCTGAGGAACAGAAGTTCTTCAGGATCAAGCTCGGCTTTTCCTTTATCGAGATTACCCAGTTCAGTCCCTTCGTAAGCCTTGACACCGTCCAAACCAACACGCCAATCGAAATCGTTCATCATTGCATGGATATTCTTTTCAACTGCCGTGTGCTTGTCGTCTTGGCTCATGTCTGAGCGTTGAATCTCGATAAGTTTTGAGTTCAAAGCAAACAGTTCCATGACATTGTACTTTGTGACATCAAAGCGAGTCGAAGCTTGCAAGCTTCGCCGCTTTATTTGCAAGGAGAACTGATTGTCAAAATAATCATTTAAATCTTCTGCTTTCTGTACGTGCTTACGATCTTGAAAACCGCTGATCATCATGTCGCAAACTAGCGGACCGCCGAAATAAGCAAACAGCTTTAACGACATGTCGTAGTAAGGCACGATGATTGGCTGCACCACACGAGTTGCCGCCTCAGTGTCGGCGTTGGGGCGAGGTGTTGTCTGTAAGGCAAAACTGTCAGATGCCGGCACAAGAACATTTCTTACGATCCAATCCCTGTGAGACATAAAAGGTTGAACGTTAAAAAAGATACGCTCATACCATTCAATCGTTTCTGGCAACGTCTTGTAAGCTGCGGCAATTTGCTCGGTTTTAAACCCGGCAAGAAGTCTGGCTTCAATTGTCAAACCGACTTCTGGATCAGTTTGCATTCTGCTGTGAATGCTGTGCGCGTAGTAAAGCCCAGGGTTATCGGTTAACAGGCGACGACGGTCCACATTTGGCTTCTTCAGCTGCGCTAAAAAAATACGATACTCTTTGATGTATTCATCGTCGTGACGAGTAATGCGCTGTGAACCGCCCGACTCGGCAATAGATAAACCACGTTCATGCCGCCAGTATGGCCGCATGAACGGGTCAAACACAACTACTTCCGTGTAGTTATTCAAAATCAACTCCTAAATTGTCGCGTCAGCGCGACAAGTGTAGGCAATCTCGTAAGTCAAAGATTCAGCGCCGCCTACCGTCAAAACTTCTAACCAAAGCGCAGAATAGCGGCAACGCATTGTTTCGCTTTGATTGTCCTTGTTTTCGTAAGCCCTGTTAATGTCAAATTGCACGTAATCGCCGGAAGTGAGCTTAGTAGCGGCGTAAACCAAGTGCGTGACAGGACTGGTAGTCGGGTCAAATGGTTTTGTTTGCCACAGAACAGCAACGTTCGGCGGCGTTGAACCCGGAATGGTGAAAGCAACATCCGTTACCACTTCCGTGTCAGAAACAACAGCGGTAACAGTCTGTAGGACGTTGTAGTTGTCCTGCGAACTGTTTTTTAGCTCAATCTGATCACCGACTTTCAAGTTGTGCTCGACGTCGGTTTCCAACAGAACATAACCGCTTGAATCTGAGATGTTAGTGACTATGCCGCTGGCTTTGACATTCAAGTCAACGGCCGAGATGCAAGCACCACGACGATCATAGATATTCAGATCAGCTTCTTCTGGTCCGCCTGCGGTCTGCGTGACAATGACGCGATCCAAAATGCCGCGAGGCGGCATCGGCAACTCGACGTGAGCCGGTGTACCGCAGAGAACGGTAAAAGAAACAATCTTTGAATAACCTGTGGCCATGATTAGTTCCTTGCGGTTTCTTCCAGGTTAACATCGCCTTGGTCAAAAGGCGATTCTATTGTCTTCTCTTTCAAGAAGAGTGTGATATCGCCAAGCGATTCAAAAGCGTTGCGCAAGCTGTCTTCCAACTCTGGCAAATCGCTCTTGCCGTAACGATCTTCAAACTCTTCTTGGTGCCAGTAGAAATTCATCAGCAACCGGCCAAGCGAATCCAGTGCTTCAACCAGCGGAGCGAGATGGCGCTCAACCAAAGAATCTTGCCGCACTGACTTAAGCATGCCAGAAATCATCGAAGTATCAAAGACTTCCTTCTGTCCGCCCATGGCCGCCTGCTGAGCAACCTGGAAGTTCTTCTGAAAATCTCGCGCTTCAAAGTTCTGCCACGGGTCCCATACGCCAGGGTCAGTCTGATCGGCAGTCAAGCCGCTCAGACGATAAGCTGCCGATGACGTGAACTGAGTCGGCACAGCCGTACTTGGCCCGTATTGTTCAACGCTACGCTCATCACCGTAATCGTCATAGATAGGAGCGTTAGGTCCGTGAGCCAATATGCTGGCGTTTGGAGCAGCTGATTTCTGCGTGCCATAACCGGGAGCATAAGCAATTCGGTAGCTTGCGTGACCCTTGTGTTCGGCTGTCGCCAAAATTTCACGCGCCGCCTTTTCACGCAAACCATGGACGCTCACAAGATGCCAAACGGCAGCTTGCTTGCTTAAGCGAGTTTGCCCAAGCGCAGAATCCAGATAAACGTCTGTGCCGTTGTTGTGAAGCTTGAGTCCAGCTGTTTTCTCGTGGAACAGCAGCTGAATGTCGTCAATCTTGCCAAGCTGGATCGGCGGCATGTCGCTGCGGCTGTCGTAGTTGCTGGAACACATCAATTCGCCGGGTTTAGGCTTCTGCGGGTCGCTCAACTTCAAGAACTTGAACGAGGAAGGAACGCGCAGTTCACCTCCGATAGCCCGCAACTTAGTGCCGCGATCGCCTTCTTTGTTGATGTACAGCATTGCGCCGTACGGGCTCGGCATGTGGTAGCTTTCTTCGGTGAACGGGTCATAGCGCTTTGCCAGACGCGGCGCAGTGCTTGGCCTGTTCTCGTCAAAGTTGATGTTGGTGCGGAAGTCCACACGATAGCGACCTTCGCCATAGTTGGACTGCACGTGAAAAGGAGCGGTGGAAGAGCCGTACTGGTCGATACCTACATACTCGCCGCCTTCTTGCAAAGAATCAGCGCTACCCAAGCTGTCAAACCACTCCTGCCATTCGTCTTTCTCGCAAATTTGATCGGCAAAGACGTTAGTGGCGTAAGTATTGAGCCACTCTTTCTTTGAACCGCTGTCGTCAAGCCGGACGAGCGTTACCATCGGTTCGCGACCACGGTTGCTACTGCCGTGCATGGCAACCAGCATCTTGCTGAACTTGCCCGGTTTCTCAAGCACGCGGTAGAGGGCAGTTTCGCTGGGGTTTGTCAGCTTGGCCTCAACCTGGACCTTATAAGCCTTGCTAGTCTCGTCGTCGCTGCGTCCATCGCTGATCAGCGAGCGCTCACGCAACAGCTTCTCACGCTCGTCGGTGTTCAGGTTGGCGCTGTCTACCGAAGCAGGACCTTCGTCAGCTTTGACGTCTGCGGCGTTCTCGTTGGCTCGTTCACCGAACGGCACGCGATTCTCGATGACAAACTCAGAGACGTACAGACGGAGCTTGCCTTCCTTGACGTGATCGACAGGACCGGCAGGCGGTGCAGTTGGAATCAGCAAGTTGCCAGGCATGTAAGGCTTGGCCTTGGCTTGCTTGACCGGCATGATGCTTTCGGCGGACTTCTCAGTGTTGGCCTTCAGTTCGGCACCCCAACGAGAGAAGCAGTCAACGCCGTAGAACTTTTGCATGCCTTGCTTGATGGTCGGATACCGCTCCGAGATGGCGTGAGCCAGCTTGAGCAGTTCCAGGCTCTGCGGCATGACGACGTTAAAATCCAGAATTGAAGCTTGCTTGGCTAGGGCGGCTCCAAACGGATCGGCAACAACTGCCGCCTGGTTCAGTTTGCGATCACCTGCACCACGGTACAGAGAGTTGGCCATCTTGGTTTTAAACGCTGCCACCATAGGCAACACGTCTTTAAACCAGCTGTTATCGCTGGCACGCTTGCCACCACCAATGGACGGTGGGATAGAAAGCGTACGAACGTCAGGATAAATGCCGCCAAGCTCACGCAACTTGCGAGCAGAAGGCTCGCCAAGCACGTGAGGCTTGCGGCTCATAATGTAGTTGATCCAGTTCTCTTTTAGTGGAACGAAAGAATCGTTGTTCTTCATGTACAGCAGTTCGTGACCTTTTAGGTCGCCGTTCAGGAAGAACACAGGAGCATAGAGCCACTGCTTGTCGATCTGAAAACCGAAGACACCCATGGCCTTGGTATTGTCTTCGTTGCGGTCAACTAGCTGAAAACCCAGCATGTAGTCCAACAACCGAGGAGCCTTGTCTCGCAAGTAAGCGTAGGCCAGGCTGGAAAAAGCCTGCTCAAATTCGGTCTCACCGCCGCTACCGCCAAGGTTAGCAACTTTAACTAAGCTGTTTTTCATGTTTCCTTCCATGGTCCGTGGCTCTCGGTATGTTTTAAGCTTAGAACTGTTGGAAAGGGTTCCAACCGCCGCCGAAGTCTGCTGACTTGATCTGCTGTTGCATTATCGCCTGTTGTTCACGGATGGCGGCTTCAGCAAAAGCAGCTTCTTTATCTAAAGCTTCCGGCTGTTCGGCTGGCGTACCTTTCTTTTTCTTCTTGACCTTGTCTGTCGGCGGCAACAAATATGCCGCAGCAGTCTTGGGATTAAAACCGCCAAGCAAAGGTATGGCACCTATGGCATTAAACTGATTATGTGCCAACATAGCCGATACATCCTCCGACGAGGCAAATTTAGACTGCTTAAACAATAAGTTTAGCCGTCAATTGACTTAACTCGCAAGACAAAGCAAGCTATTGCCCGGCCCACGACCTATACGTTTGCAACGTATTGTTTAGATGCTCCCATTCAGCTTTTAGCTGTTGTGCCTTAGCTGTATCTCTTTGAGCCATGGCATTGCGAATCTGCTGGCTCAGTTCGACCATCTTTGTCTTCTTAGTTTTAACCGAGTTTCGCATGTAGTTACTGAAGTCGCCAGTTCCGAAGTAGCCGACTTCCTTGTTATACAAGTTGACGATCTGATTGTAATCAGACTGCTGTCGTTTTAGTGTTTCAAGCTGAGCCTGCTGCTCTGGCGTGGTAATCCCCTGCTGCTGCAAGTTAGCAATTTGTTGATTGACGTTTTGCAAGCTCTTAGACGCATTATCGCGGAATTGGTAGCCGCCTCCAGCCCAACTTCGGTTACCCATTTGCCAATTAGCGGTCTCGTCTTCCATAGCCGCAGCTTGCGCTTTGGAATCTTCAATTTGATTTTGAACTTCTGTTGCTTGATTGGCAACTTGCTGGCGTTGCTGTGGCGACATACCGCCGGCGTTTGAGGCTTGCTCTAGTTGTTGACGCTGAGCTTCCAGTTGTTTCTGTCGATTTGCTTCCATTTCTTGAACTTTAGCTTTATCGTTGGCGACCGCACGACTTCTTGTATCAGACCAAGTGACTAAGTCACGAGCTTTTCCACCTGCGGCAGATATCGCTTCTCCTGCACCTTGCGCCAAGTTTGTGACGCCTTTCAGCGGGTTCATAAACGTTTGACCTACGCCGCTCAAGTAACTGCTGTTTTGAATATTTTGATTGAAACCGCTTTGATTCCAACCAAAATTACCCATACCATCGCCACCAGCCCACTCAGGCAGTAGACCGACGGCATCAAGCATTTCGGTTCCAGCGTTGACAAGCGTCATACCACCTACGGCTGGCAAAAACCCAGCCCCAGCACCAAGACCTGCGCCAGGAGCAACAAAACTACGACCGGCTCGCGCAATACCGCCAAGAATCCCGCCGGATGTTCCCGCAGCAGCGCCGCCAGCAGCAGCGCCGCCAGCAGCAGCACCACCCGCACCGGCCAAACCGCCTGCATACTCAAGACCCATGCCTAAGAGGCCACGCGCAGTACCGCTACCGCTAAACGGGTTCATACTGTTGCCTTGACCAGCTTCAGAATTCGGGTCTACCGGTGTTGGTGTAGGTTGAGGCGCAGGTATTGGCTGTGCGTTAGGCTGCGGCATCGAGCTCGGGTTTGGCAAGCCGCCAGACGGAATGCTGTAGTTAGGTTGTCGAGGATTAGTGGAATAATCAGGAGAAGGCAGCTGATACTGTGGCTGCATTTCCGGTGTCTGCGGCTGCTGTTGCGGCATGATGTTTGGAGACAAGCCGCCTGATGGTGCATTACGCACGCTAGGTGCGTTCATCCTTGAAGAAGGTAATCTTCGCGTTGGGCCAGCGCCACCGCCAGATATAAGATTGTAATCCCTCGAAAAATCTTGCAGGCTGGGCGTCTGCATCGGTTGATACGTTTGACCAGCCGATGAAGGGGCAGGAGAAGCCGCTTGAGTTTGCGCTTTAGGTGCAGGTATTGGCGAAGCGCTGGGTGTAGCCGGAGCCGAAGTCACCGGTGCTTTGGTGTTGGTTGGCGCGGACGAATCGGCTTTCTTGACAGAACCAACTTTAAATTTGCCGCCAAAGAACATTGAACCAGAAGGAGCTTGTTTGATTGGCTTCGGCTGCTCAGGCTCTTCTTCAGGAATATCAACTTTCGGTAACGAATAACCTGGCTTAGGTTGAATGACTGCGCGGTTAGGCACATCGCCAAAGTCAGTACCCGTTGCCAGGCTTGGAATAAAGCTGGTGCCGCGCTCTTCGCTTTTTGCGCCGCGTGCCACAGACTCTAACAAGCTTTTCTTGAGACCAGACCCATACATCTGAGTCATCCAGTCTGGATCATGCTGCAACTGATACATGCCGCGAACCATGTGCGGCTCAAATGGCGGCGGGTTGCGATGTACGGGTATCTCGTTGACGCCAAATTCGTCAAAGTCTTTGAGCATAGACGGACGAATCTTAGTGCCAATTGTGTAATGCAGCACAGGTTTTTCCAGGTACTGGCCCAAAGCTTTCTTGGGAGCCAGCCTCTCGTGCCCTTCTCGCGGTTTATACGTGTGTTCTAATGTCGAGTACGGAATGATGTCGTCAGGAACATGGTCGTCGGTTTCTTCCGTCAACTTGACGTGATTAATCAAACCACGAGCCAGCAACTCAATATTGCGCCGATGGCCCATCATGCCGCTGCTGGCCATGGCCTTGCGAAACTCGTTAACAAAGTAACGGCGGCCTTCGCCAACACCTTTGTACTGCGTAATTATGGCTGGGTTGGGAATGCCGTCACTAATCATGTCTCCAGCTTCAACTTCGTCGCCTTTTTTAACTTTTAGGTCGTAGCCTTCGCCTACGTAATGCTTTTCGTCGTTGATAGTGACGTAATAGCCACCAGCCGGAGCAGGCTCAACCCGCTGCACGGTTCCGTCCAAAGTGGCATGGGCTGCGCCGCCCTGCATGCGTTTTGGCGTTTGAATGAGTTGGTTGATGTACTGAAAACCACCTACGGCTTTTTCTTGCCCAGCAACACCGCCTGAGTGTTTGGCAGAAAGCTGACCTTGGCTGATAGGTTCGCTCAAAGCTTGAGCAGCCTGCAAACCGACTTGTTCGCCACGCCCAGGTAGAGTTCCGTTTTCACGAACTCCGACGTCGCGGGCGTAAACTCCGCCTTCTGGTGAGCCGCCAACCAAAGGTGAACGCACTAAAATCCGGCTTTTGCCGAGTCTTGAAAGGTGCTTGAGAATCTTTGGCGTGAGCGGCGTGTTCTTCTTGTAAGGACCGATGTCCCGCGCCAGCAACGAGCCTTCGTTGTCCATATCGTCGGTATCGACGATCATGCCACGCACTGGGGCATCGGGTCCTTCTTCTTCGCCGTCCTCGCCCATGACCACAAGCCTGTGACCAGCCTGGTTCAGCTGCTTGGACAAGAAACCGGCTTCTTGCGTGGCGAATTTGGTAGCAATGATGCCACGTCGAGCACCATAGGTGCCGGCCCAATATTCTTCAGGGGACAAACCTTCGCTGTAGCTTCTTAACACAGGGATGGGGATAACCTCGTCCCTGTGATCCGAATAAAGCATGTCGGCAGCCAGTAGACTGGCTAAATTCATCGGCTTGCCACGACTGCCTGACAACACTTGTAAAGCTAAAGGATTCTTTTCTTTAATCGCTTCTTCCAAAACGGCTTTCTGCTGTGGCGAGCTTTCACGCCCCACCACTCGAATAATTTTGTCCGTACGCTGCTGATCTGTCAGCGAATCGTCAGCCAAGATGTTGCGAAGCTCGCCCTGAATCCTTTGTCGGACTTCGTTGGCAACTTTGCTGCGACGCAGATGGCGAATGCCGAAAGACATACCGCCCTGATCTTGTGCTGAGCGTCTGCCGACCTGATTTAGATTGAACGATATTTCTCGATACCGCTCAGGGTATTTCTTTGCGACTTGTTGCAACAAAGCTTTAACGCTCTTCCCATCCAACACGCGATTGTAGTCTCGCATGTCTTCGGGAAGAGCGTCGTTAACAAGCATTTGACCGACAGTAGCCGAAATCATTTAACCGGCCCTATTGGAAATACTTACAGATCGTCGTCATCGTCGCCGTCGTCGTCACCTTCGTCAGGCTTTACCCCGAAAGCAGCTGCGACGTCTTCTTCTGTTATTTCTTCTGCCTTGATGCTGGCTTCCGGTTCTTCTGGAATCTCTACAGGTTTGATTTCTTCAACAGTTTCGACTTTAACTTCAGGAACCGAAATTGGCACCGGATCAACTTTGAGCGCGTAATTAACCTGATCGGCTTGACCACGAGTCAACGTATTTCGCCCTACAGCCAAATCAACATGCAGTTTGGCTTGTTTCAATTCTTCGGCAGAGCCTTTAACTGTGATGCGAGTCGCTCCCGAGCTAAGTTCTTCAAGAATCGACTGCACCACAGACTTGCTGCTGCAAATTACTTGAACGTGCTTGGAGGCTTTCAACTTGGCTGCTTTAGGCGTGCCGGGCTTTGCCGCTGCTGAAGCATAATACTTGTTTGCTGAAGTATTTGCGTCAGACGACTTGTGCTGGTAGCTGGGAACAATTTTCGGCGTTTTGCTACCTTCCCTTGTCCCGGCAATGTTGAGCTCTTGCCTGGAGGCATAGTAAGCACTGTTCGCAGTTCTGTTGAAGTCAGCCATGTTAAACCTTCATTCTCGATGATATTACGGTTTCGTTGATACCGAGCTTCTGTAAGTTTGAGTTGAAACCGGGGTCCTCACAATGCGAAACCAGGACACTGTGAGGACCACCAAACATGGCTGCGACACTGACAGGAGTGCCGTTAGCCATTCTGATAACAACCTGAGAAGCCTCCAACCTAATAGGAGGTTTTCCGATTGTCTCAACAATCTCAACAAAAAACATTAATCACCTTATGCTCCAACCCGTTTGCGCATAACCAAAGCTGCGGCAAGGTTAGCGTTATTGCGGGTCGTTTCATGAGCACGATTCAAAGACAATTCCGAAGGCGGCGTGAACGCCACGCCGCTTTCCCACTCAGCTGCCGCAGCTTTCATAGGCTCAATCGGGGATATTTGCCCGAGTCCACCGCCACCTTGACCAGCGTTATCTGGCGTGGCAGCGGCATAGCCTGCGCCACCCTGAGCGATTTGATTCAAATCTTCAGGCGTGGCAACCATGTCTTGTGCCGGGATGTGAATGCCCATGGCGTCCACAATCTTGGCAAGCATTTTCTTGATCTGCATGATCTCGACATTGACGTCAATCTTGGGCTTCAACCCAGGACCGGCACCTTGAGCACCACCGGCTCCGCCGCCATTTGCAGCCATGGCAGACTGAACTGCCTGCTGAATCATCGGCATAATAGCGGCCATGGGATCGCCACCACCGCCAGCCATCGGGTCACCGCCAGGAGGAGGAGCACCGCCAGCCATGGCAGGGTCCATAGGAGCACCACCCGCAGCAGCAGGGTCACCGCCAGGAGGAGGAGCACCCATGGCAGGATCACCAGCAGCCACGAATGCAAACTTGTTCAGCTGTGCAACAGACTGCCGAGCCTGACGCAGCAACTCAGTATTAATCGCCATGTGAGAAACTCCTTTGATACCTAGTCAAGATTCTAGGATTTGGACCTTATCTTCGATAGAGATATCGCCACGCTCGTACGCCCGTCGCATGTCCTGCACAGTCCTGAATATTTTTTTAGGACGTTCGCTAGCAGAGCTAGTTGCATGATACAGACCGCCAACATATTCGTTGGCAGGTGCGTGCATCACTGACTTAAAGTCTGACAAACTGAACAGGTTACGGCTAGGCAAAAGTCTTTCCAAAGCCTCTTGCCGGGCTTTTTCGGTGCTCGGCACGTGATAGTTCATGGCATCGCCGTCAAAGTCGGCATTGAAGCCTTTTACGATCAGCGGACTGACTTGCAGCGTGTCGCCCTTGGTTAGTCTCGGTTTCATTGCCATGATGCCGAACTTGTGGAGAACTGGCGCACGGCTGATGTAAACCGGACGATGATCCATTTCTTCCAGCAAGATTCTACGAGCCAAGTCGGTCTTCTCAGTAACTTGCTCGCGTGCCGCCCGCAAAGACATGCCTTGGCGCACCAATCGTCTGGTAACGAACTTCTCGTACGCTTTAAACGCTTTCTCTTCCGGCAAGCCGACTGAATCCATGTCTAAATCCGGATTTGGCGTGATCACAGCACGGCCTACGTTATCTACCGTGGTAGAGATTAGTTTGCGCTGTAACGTGCCAAACTTTGGACTGGAACCAAACACAGATTGAAGAATGCCTTTGACATTCTTCTCACGAGTTTTCTGGCTGATCGGATCACCAAGACCAGTGACTGCCTTGAAAGCGTTGTAAGTGGCGAGCCGCTCTTGCCCCGAACCGTCAGCACCTAACTCGGCCTGGATACTCTTGAGGTTTTGATTTGCCTCGAAAAGTTCTTTGTAAAGGTAGTTTGCGTCGTTGATGAGCGGCATATCGTTGCTCATCAGACTAACCGGCCTAAACATTGGCGGTAAGACAGGAACTTTGGTTAGGACGTAATCCTCAGGCTTAAGCCCAAGCTTCTGGGCACTTTTCAAGTAGCCAAGTTTTCGCACAGCCGCATCGCGCTCTGACGCTCGACCAGCTGCGATTATGTTCCTGGTTTTTTCAATTTCCGCTTCTAAGTTCATGCCGGATAAAGCTTTTTTGATAGCGGTAGGCCCTGTCCCATATTTTGACAGGTTCTCAGTTCCAGCTAAAACGCCTTGGAATTGCTTCTGCGTCAGGCCAAGGATTCGCCTGACAGGCTCTTCCATCACTGGATTGGGCATCGGCTCGTGCAGCTTGATGTAGCTCCAACGGTTACCGCCGTGTCCGCCCGTCTTGGCTTTGTCAAACAAGCCGTTTGGTAGCTCTTTCAGCTGCTTGTTCCAGTCCACACCTTCAGCACTCGTCAACTCACGATCACCGGCTAACTCCTCAACATCCTTATCCGTCAGGGCCATGATGTTGGTTTGAGTGCCTTGCTTGACGACGTTAACGCCGGCGGCTCGTAACTGATTTACGAATTTCTGGTAAACAAACGGAACTTTGGCAGCTTGCGGGTTGTAGCCCGACATGAACTGTAACCAATACTGGTCGTTCTTCTGACCACGCACTGTGCTAACGTCTTGCAGAGTTGCTGTGGCACCGTGAGATAGCAAAGCATTGGTATCCAACATACCAATACGCTTTGAGCCTTCTGAGCCACCCTTAGCCGGCGTATCTTCCATGGTGTAAGCACCACCGCCTCGTCCTTGTCCTTTGGACTCGGCGGTATGGTGTAACTTCATGAAAAATCGGTTGCCAGTGGCAACGCTTTTGATTTTCTGATCTCGAGACGGGTCAATAATGTCGTCAAGATCAGACAAACCTTCTTTGCCCAACTCTTGCATGACCCATTCAGCCATGTCTTTCTTGGAATCAAAATCTTGAACTTTGATGGGTTTACCACGCTTGGCGGCAATTTTTCCCAGCAACAGTTCGGCCATTTGCGCAGGATTGGTTCTAGTGATTACGCCGAGGGGATTAAGCAAAACTTCAAAGGGCTGACCATCAGCGGAATGCGGCATTTCACGGTCTGGGATGACGTCAGCGACAACACCTTTGTCCCCGTAACGACCTGACAGCTTATCTCCGGTTTTGATGGCTGATGTCGCTTTAACAACGACAGTCGGCCCCGTTTTCCCCATGACAACATCGGTGACGACGCCAGAGTCGTGGTGATCCCAAGTAACTGTTGCATCGTTGTACCCCGACTGGCCTTTTTTGTGGACCTTGTTATACGCGGTTTCCTTCAGGGTTGTGCCTAAGACTAAAGGGTCGCCGTAATTCACCACAGTGCCAGGCTTGATGACTCCGTTGTCATCAAGCTTTGCCAGAGTTTCCTTGTTGAACTTACCGGGGAAAGTCTGAATGAAATTCTTCTTGCCGATCTTCGTCTTGTCGTTTACCTCCAGTTCATGCTGGTACATATGCTCAGAAGCCATCTTCTTTGCAAAACTTTCTGAAACAACAACAGCGTCTTCAAAGTTCTTACCTTGCCACGCCACATACGCCACCCTGGCGTTTTTACCCAGCGCTGTTGCGCCGGTTTTGTCGGTAAAGTTGGAATGAGCCAGCAGCTGGTCTGGTCCAAACTTATCGCCAGGCCGCACTGCTGCCGTTTGATGAATAAACGTTTTGCGGTTGAATGGGAAATTGTTGTAGAGCTCGTGCGTATCTTCTGTACCGTCGTTGTAACGCACCTTGATCTCTTCAGGTGTCACCGAAACAACGGTGCCACCCTGAGGCGCACGCAAAGTGCCCATGGCTCCGGCATACTGCTCTTCGTAGCTCTTGAGCCCGTCTGTGCCGGGTATGGCTGACTGAACCAGCGGTGCTTCAGCGTCAACGACAGGCAAAGCTTGCGTGGTCATACGACTGGCCATGACCAACCGCTGACCTTTCACCTGACTCTTCATCGGAATGATGTTAGACAGCGGGTTAAACGCCTCTTCCATCGCCGGCAGTTCCAAGTCGATCTCCGACTTCGGAACGTACAGCATTTTGCCGCCACGCATGGCTGCCACACGCGGACTGTCGCTTTCCTGGCTACCAGGAAAACCGATGGTCATGTCAGCCACGTCCTGTGGTGTCTTGAACATCAATTCGCCAGTACGAACGTCACGAAACTGTGTGTAAAGTTTGCCATCTTTGCCTTTGCGAGCACCTCTGGCCAAATAAGTGTCAACACCTACCTTGCCAGACTCTGGTGTACGCAAAGGATCAATAAATCCGAACATACTGGGCTGCACACTTCGTGCTTCTTTGGGAATAGCGTCGGTGGTCGGAATACCGCCCTCGCCCAGCCGGCTAACAGCCGTGGTCTTGTCGTACAGTTCTGCCGGATTGATCTCTTCGATGGCTTGGCCAAGTCCGCTCGTCATCAAGGCAGCTTGAAGCTGCTTGTTAAGCGCAGAAGACGGCATGCTTTTCAAATCGCCTTTGCCTGACATCTTCCACAGCAACTGACGGCGCAAGCCGCCCTTATCGCGAGTCAATCGCTCGGAAAACAAGTCTTCCGGCCCCATGAACTGCTGGTACGTCAACGCATCGCGATCGTCGGGCTCAGCCTCGTTCTTACTGACTTGCACCAGCTTCTTGGTGATGTCTAGCACAGCGTCTAACGTTAAACCGTTGTGAGGCTTACCCAGCGTCCGCTTGGTGACGTTCGGATCAAGCTCCATCTTGGCAAACTTGGCAACCAGCGCCGCACGTTGCTCGTTCTCGTCGCCTTGTAGTTCTCTGGTGTTTAAAAACTTTTGTTTTAGCTTTTTGTATTCGGCAGCATCATCGTCATTGAAATTGCTGACAAACAAATCTCTACCCCAGACTTCCTTCAATTGCTCAGGCGTGGCACCCATGGCCTTGAGCAGAGGGGTCAAGCTTACCGTGCCCTGTCCAATCCGGATTTTAAACTGGCCCTTCTCGGGGTCGAGGAAGTAGCGGTGGGACACGCCTTTGCCTGGCATGATGTTGGCGTGTGATTCAATTTCGCCGTTGTCACGGACACGGGTGTAGACGCCAGGAAGCAGACGCTGCTGGTTTTTCAGCGTGTATTCGGTGCCGTTGTTGATAAACGTACCACGCTCGGTGAGATGCGGTACGGTCGCCAATACGGATTTCTTTCGATCAATCACCTGCTGGCTGAGGTTGTCAACCAACTCCCAGGTGCCGCGCAATCTTCGTCCGCGAGTCAACCCGTTTAAAATAGCGGCTTTCTGATCGCGTTTGCTGACTCGATCAGGGTCCTGGTAATCCACATCCACCAGACGCAGCGTGTGCCGCTCGTTTGAAATAGGCTCGATGCCACGGGCAGCGTTAAGCACATTCTCGTAAATGCGAGAACGAGTCTTGTTAGTATCGCCAAACTCCCGGTAGTCCATGTCGGACGATACCGGGAGCGCAGGCATCGGGATTGGTTGGGCCGGAGCCGGAGTCAATAACGATGGCGCTGCTGGCTCAAGCAAGTTTGGCGTGAGCGGCTGCATCGTTTATTCGCTCTCTTCTTCTTGCGGTTTTGGTATCGCGTAAATTTCTGGTGGCTGGGCCAAAGCTTGCCGACGAGCTCTTTCAGCCAGAGCTTTCTGAAGCACAGCACGTTGGCTGTTCTTCTTCATGGCGTTGTTGACAATCATGTAGCCAAGAGGCGCTGACACCAAACCGGTAGTCAACAAAGCACCTTGCGTTGCTCCAGCGAGGTTAGGAAATAGCTGGTTAAGCTTGTCTTTGGCCCAGCTAACAGGCGAAGCTGCTTTTTCCAGGCCGGAGAAAGCCGCATCTAGCGATTCGTCAGTGCCTTTCTTATACGCGCCAAGCAGAGCATTTTCATAATCTTGCTTTACTTTCTCAAGCTCTTTCTCTTTCTCCTTGCGGCGTTGCGTGTTCAAAATCGCATCAACGCCTTTCCAGCCACCATAAGCAGCCAAAGGCGCACCAAGCAGCATGGAAGGAATAAAGTAATTCAAGCCATAACGAGACGTGGCCAAGTCATTGTCGGCTTTCTTTTCAGACTCGTTCGTGACTTTCTTCCAGTTCTTAGCGTCGGGATAAGCTTCGTCACCAGGCTTTGCCGCCGACTCGCCTCGCTTGCGCTTGGCATGAATGTTGGCCCAAAGACCGGGTTTGCTGGCAGCTTCCTTTTCGTCTGCTGCGACAGGGTACGGCACGGGCATTTCAACCACACGCTTGGGAGAGACTTTCTTTTTCTCGCCAAACATGCTTTGCAAACCGCTAGCACCACGCGCAGCAGCACCAAGACCACCGGCAAGCAACAAGGCCTTGATGATGTCCTTGGTAGCGTCAGATCGCAGCTGCTGATTGTGGAACTGCTGCACCTGCTGACCGACAGGAGAAGTCGGCTTGCCTCCGAAGGTAGGCAGATAACCAGCTAAACCGGAAAATCCGGCATGCTTGGTCTGCTCGATTTCCTGCAAAAGCGACTTAGCGGTTGCTGCGTCCATAAACACGTCCTTGTAGTTTACTTTTGCTCAAACGGCGTCGGCTTTCCATCCTCAAGGAAATACTCCAGCCATTCTACATACACGTAATGAAATTTGTCGCCCTTGTCACGCCAGCGGTTAACGTACACCAGCTGATACCATGAGTTGGCAACACCATCCATAACTTTCAGGTAAGCAGCGTTTTCTTCCGGATCACCGGTATAAAACGTGCCGTTCTTTGGGTCAGCAACACGAACAACCCGCTCATCGAACTCTTCGCCACGAAGAAGCGGTGCTTGTTGACCTCGGAAGGGCAGACCATCAATGTCCGCCCTGTCCCAGAATAACTGTCCTCTGCCGTTGCCATCCTTGCGGCTGGTGAATTTCACCAAGCTGTTTGACATAGCATCTCTTTCTTACAGGAATACCTGCCCAGTTCGTTTCCTTTGTTGCTTGTAATCACGCATCTGCTTCTTACGTCCAAGCTGGTCGGTCATGCGACGATACGTGTCCATCAGTTCCTGCTGCTTCGCCTCTTCGACGTCAGTAGCATCAACGTCAGTTGCAGCATTCTGCAAGTAAGCAGTCAAAGCACCGGCACCAGCAGGAACACCGACGGCAAGTGCCGCCAGTGGCCACATGCTCTTGCCGAATTCGACAACACTCTTACCGGCATCAGCGGTGTCTTTCACCGTACCGGTAACTTGTCCAATAGCTTCGCGAACAAACGCTTTCTTGCCGAGAAACTCAGCAGCACTCTTGGCCAGGCCATTTATTTGCTCGGGAGAAAGACCTTCTTCCACGCAGCGAGACAAAAAACCAAGTTTGAACGCCTCATGCGGTTGCATGGCTGTCTCCGTTATTCGCTTTTCGGCGTCACAAAGCTTTTGACTTTGCTGACAACCTTTTCATAAAGGTTTTTTACCCAAGTCGGTTGAGGCAGGACATTCCAACCAACAATCAGCCCCAGCCCAAAAAACAAAAGCTTATCTAACATGGCAACCTCCAGATCAAGTAGGTTTCGCCGCCAACTCATCAAAAGAACTTGTCAAACTAGATGGCATTACCACGGTAACCGGCAAATCCATAGCCTTGTGTCGTCGAACTTCAGGGTCTTGCGGTATTCCTTGGTCTTTTGCCTTTTTCACAAGCTCCAATGCTTGCTCAATAAATCGCATGTGCCTTTCAACTTCATCTGCGTGCATGAAGCCTTCGTTGTCTTTCTTACGTCCATTGGACAGCATATCGCTTATTCCCTGCAACCTCAGCAGGAATTCACGCACTGAAACAACGCCATAACCGTTGTCTCTGCTGTCTTCCCAATGCAACTGTCCTCGATCTGCCCACCAACGAACAGCCTTTGGGTTTGCGCGAGGCCCGAAGAAAACAACGTCATTGTTGCCAAGTATCACTGTCATCAGCTTGCCTTTCAATTCCGGATTTTAGAAGATCGTGGGGAACTCAAGTTTCTCCGGACCGCCCTCAGGTTGCGCGGTTGTCCATCCCATCTTATTGAACACATTCACTATCGCATCAATTGAGGCATTTGTCGTTGCAAGTAGCACACCCTTGATAGCCTGATCTGCCATGAATTCCAAAGGGTCTGGAATCATTTTGATGTCAATCGGCGCGATCACTATATCGTAAAACTTGCTGATAGCAGCCAATACCAAAGCTTTTTTATCGTCACCGTCGCCCCGACTCATGGATTCAACGAGCTTGACGAAAGAAGAAGCCGCGTTGAAAGCCAAAGAACCGACTTCGCTAAAAGTCAAAGAACCGTCAGAAACGGTGTCCTTGTAATGGTCGATGATCGAATCGATGGTTTTGCGAATATTGTCGTAAAGTCCCATGGCATTCCTTTCAGCTAAAGAGCCGTGGCACCAGCGCGTTGACAACACCAATTGCCGCGCCGGTTCTTCCTAGATTTTCTTGTGTGCCTACTGGCATGCCGGTTAAAAGGCCAAGACCCATACCAACCGCTCTACCTGTGATATATCCTTTTAAACCGCCGCCAGCAGCGCCCATCATCATACCAAATAAGCCAGTTTGATGAGGAGTAACATTACCTGGCGTAGCTGTGGGGTCAGGCATCTGATTAGCGCCATAAATTGAGCCCATGGTCATGGCTGTCAGCTGCGGGTCAGCCCCGTAATTCTGCATCATGTCGCCAAGAGCATCAGTTCTGATAATTGGCGTGTACTGCGAAGAAGCTTGCGGTAACGACCAAATGTAAGGTTGTGGGTAATTGTCAAAAGTTCTGCGAATCAAGAAATTATCAACAGCATCCTTGTATCGCTCGCTTGGCGTATGGCGCTCCCAGCCGTCTTCCGGCGTACCGCTGAGAATCATCGGGTCGTTGAACTCACGACCTTGTGACAGATTGATCAAACCTGGCACCGAGCCTAACGCGCCGCCAGTCAATCCGCCCAACAAAGCCAATCGTTTACGCAGCGTGCCTTTGGTTTTAGCCCAGGGCGGCAACAACTGTTCTGTCAAGAAACCTGTGCCATAGCCCATACCTGCGCCGAGTAAACCGCTGGCAACGGCAGCGGCAACAGGCCGACCACCGAAACCTGGAATATCTTTGGACGGAAAGAATTGCAAAACTTCGCCAATGCGTCGCAATGTCGGTGAGTACGCTACTTTTACCCACCAGTCTTGCAGGTCATAACCGGTCAACGGTTCTGGATGAACGTGGTCAGCGCCAACCTTGTCGGCCAGCAAAATCTTACCTTGCTCGAATTCTTCTTCGTTTAATTCTGGACGCACGTACATTCCAGCTTTTTCTTGGGCCGGATTCCAGTAAACGCTTATATCGGATTTGGTATAGAACGAAGACACCGCATGACGCAGTGCAGCAGCCGCAGCCGCCGACTTCTCAACCAGCAAATCAATTGCGCCGGGAAAGTCGCAATGCAGCCGGACGTCAAGGATTTGCTCTAAGTTTAAATCCATATCACTGGCGGGCATACAGCCTCCTGCCAAAATATGCGCAGCAGTTATTTAGTTTAACTTGGCAAAGGTAGCAAAGGCTAGATTAGAGCCGCAAACACAAAACCCCGCCAGAATTTTACTCCTGGCGGGGTTCGACTTGTTAGCGCTATCAGATTGCGCACTTGTCGCCGGTGCAGGCAAACTGTTGGTTAAGATCAGTCATGTCAGACTTTTCGTAACGAATCAACTTAGCCCAGTTGATTGTGGGGAAAGTAGACACGCGATTATCGTAGTCTTCCTTGCTGATGGCCTCGTAAGGAGCAAGGTGATAGATGCCGCCATCGTAAGGCAAGAAGCTAAGCCCGCCCACGATATCCCAGTTGTCGTAAACCCACTTGCCAACCTCAAGCCATTCTTCAGGTCGCACGTAGATCGTGACGCTAGGATTGTGCTCAGTCCAATGCACTTTGAACGTTCTCCACTTCTCAAGCTGACTAAGTGCGGTTTGATTTTCCAACAACACACCAGTCTTTGGAGATTCCATGGGGAACTCAAGCACAAGGCCGCTGCCGTCGTAGTCCTTGTGACAAGGCACACCCTCGTCACGCAACATCTGAGCGACAGGGTTAGTGGCATTAGCCCGAACACGCCGAACATAAAACTGACCGTGATGTCCTTTAAAACCAGCAGCAGTGCCGAAAAAGACGCTAGAGTCGCCAGACGGCTTGATGCAAGTGGTGGCAGCCGAATGGTTGATACCAAAGCGGTCAGCCCACAAAGCGTTCACTTCGTTGACTTTGCTGCGAAGCTTGTCCAGCACAACAGCCGCTTCAGCATCATCTTGAAACAAAGGATGGTCGAGGAAGCCCAGCAAGTCCACGCCCAGCAGGCGCTCTTCCTCGCTGTTCTTTTTCCATTCTTCGCCAATGTACTTGAACTTGGTCATGGTCGATTGAATCGTGCCCCAGATCGTGGCAAGGACAACCTTGCGCTCGATCTCCTCGTAGGTGTCTTCAGGGCGGATGACCGCAATCGACAAATTGCAAAACTGCTTGTGACGCAGAATGATCTCGCCGCAAGGATTCGTGCCAAACAAATGGCCCGTATGCTTGCGACGCTTGGGGAACTGGCCTTTCAGGGCTCCACGGTTGAAGATACCGCGTTCGCCAGACCCTGACTTGGCCAGTGATAACCATTCCTCCATCCAAACCAGCGGATCAGGCTTCTCGTTATACACCGCAGAGTTGTTGGCCTGATTCCGCTGGTCGTTCGTGGTCCAGAACTCGCCTTGCTTGCAATCCCGCATCTCGCGGTCGTGCAAGTCGGAAAGACTGATACCGCTGGCTCGTCTCACGCCACCCATGCGCACAATACGATGCGCAAAGCAATTGATGTCGTGAAGATCGAGACTGGAGAGATAGCGCCCCTGTCGTGCAAGAATACGCTTACGAGCAAACTCCAGCAAGTCCTTTAACGGACCAGGCCCAGAAGCTTTTCCACCTTTGATCTTCAAAGGTGCGCCAGCTTGGCGAATTTTGCTGTAATCGAATTTCAAATCTTCGCCGTTCCACCAGGCATTCAGACCAGCTTTGTAAGCGTCACACCAGCCTTCGGTCGTGTCTTCAATGACTTGGACCGGAAGCTCGCTTTGCTTCTTTTGCCGCTTGACCCTGGGAAACTTTTCAACCGCGTACTCGTACTCGACCGAAAAACCGACGCCGGTGCCTTGCATCAGCACATAAAGTTCTTCAGCCAAGTCGGTAGTGTTCTGGATGAACTGAAACGAGCAGTTGTAAACGCCGACATGACAACGCTCAAGCGCAGGGCCAGCCATTTGAACACAACGCATGGCCGGCGAAGCTTGCAAATGCAAAAGGCCGTTTTCAAGCGACTTCCATTCAGTGTCCAGCACATCCAACTGATTGTTCTGGCAATGCGCTTTGAAAAAACCGATCACACGGGTGACAGTTTCAGGCCAAGTCTCACGTCGGCCTAATTCGTGATCGAATCTGGCAAACTTGTCCAAAGCCTGAAACTTTTGGATTTCATTGCTGAAATATTTGTTGTTCTGCTCAAAAGCCGCCTGCACTTCGTCAGGAATTGGCGCTTCTTCACGTTGCTTTCGCTTGGTTTCACGAAACAAGATGTACTGCTTGGCTTCAGCGTAATAGCCGTTAGCCATCAACTGAGATTCAACCATGTTTTGAATTTCTTCAACATCGATTGGCGCAGTCTTGGCCAGAGCCAGGTTCAGGACTTGATGGCTAATCAACTCGCTGACATTTTGTGCCTTTTTCTCGTCGTGCTGCGAGTCCAGATTAAGACAGCGGTAGATCGCGCTCTTGATACGGTTCAAATCAAACGAAACAACATCGCCACTACGCTTTTTGACGTGCTGAACTTTGACAACCTTGTCACCGATTGCTGCGGTCGGCATCGAAATGCTCCTGCGTCGAATTTTAAGGAATTATTTGGCCCTTAGCGTGTTAGTTGCCACATCCATGACGAGAGCCGGCAACTCGTCTGCCGGGCAATCTGCATAAATATGCAATTGCACAGACAAGTCGTTGACATGGCCTTCTAACCACACTTCAGGACCAGAGAGTCCGTCAGTATAGCCACGAGGAACACGCCATTCCAGTGTCTCTACCGAAGAAAAAAGAGTTAGCAGTTTTTGCAAGTTAAAACAAAAGCCGGATATGACTGCCGCGCCGTCGTTTTTACCGCCAGCTAACTCGTAAGGCACCAAATACACGCCGATCAGCCAACGCTTTGTCGTGTTTGCCGGGGCATCGGGAGCCAAATACCGAAAGCCCAGTTGTCCAATAAAACCCAATGGCCTAAATTGTTTTCCAATTTCTTTGATGAAATCGCACAACCATCTAGGAGCATCTTCTGGAGTTTCAATCGACATGCCACACACGTCCAGTTCAGGATGTCAGCTGCTGTTCTTTTGAGAACATAGACATGGTATCGACGCAAAGCACCGGCCGCTGCGTTAATTTGAATATTTTTTCAGCTTGATTTTTGTCGCTCTCAACAAAGATCAAGGCATGTGGATTTTTGTGATAAGTCGTGGCCTTTCTTTGCGCATGGTCGTTCATTTTTCTTCGTGCTTCCGGTGTTGGAGCCGGGTGCATTATCAATTTCTCGTAATAGACTTTATGCTTTGCTAACCATTCTTGAGTTTGTTTTCTGTAGCGTTCAATTCTGCTGGTTGAAATAGCTATAACAGGCCAGCCAGGTATGTACAAAGGTTTGGCGTTTACAACGTGATTTTCAAACTCCGGGTCTTCGTTCATCTCTGGTCGCGATTTCCAGTCTTCACAAATAACGCCGTCCATGTCCAAAACTGCCGATTTCATGTTGGTATGTCGCCACCAGTTCCAACCAAACATTCGCGGGTGAGGAACTTCTCGGTAGTAATGGTCCACACGGCTTGAAGGCGCTGCTCGATAAACAGCGGCATAGCTTATTTCCAAACTTTTCTGGTTGGCTAAACGACTGCGCAAGTCAGTAAACGTGATGCTGTTCTCGCTGGAAGCATCGTCAACAATTAGCAGTTTGTTGCCGTATGGTTTGTTCAACTTCACAACAGGATTGCTTTCACGCAGACCTGATCGTTCAATAATGCCTTCGGGTTGATGCAGCAAGCTTCCCAGTTCGACAAAACGAACATTACGACGTAATGCCAAATAAGCCGCAGGTATCAAACCACTGCGAGGCACACCGCACACGGCGTCAAAGTGCGGCAAGGTAGGCTCCCAAGCCGCAATATCTTTGTAGAACTGTTCCAGGCTTACAAAGTTCACGATTTCACCGCAATTGCGCCAACTTCAGGAATACTGTGTCTGTGGCCGTAGCGCCGTTTGATGCCGCAGATAATTTTTGAAAACCCGGCTTTTTGTAAGCAGTAGTTTAGGTAGTAACGATCAAACACAGTCTTATGGTGTGTTTGAGGTATGGGTCTTTCTTCGGAAAGCAATTCAACAGCGTCTTCGCCGTAAGTGAAGATTCGACCATTGACCCAAGTCATCCAATTGTTTTCTTGATTAAATACGCGCCAATTATCGCCGCACTGCTTTTTCTTGTAGCAATCAACAATGTACTCAAAGTCAGGTACATATATTTCCAGTTCGCCGCCAACCTTTAAAATACGAAACGTTTCCAGCAGCGCAGCATTAACACGGTACCAAGGCACATGCTCCAACACGTGAGAAGCAAACACCAAGTCATAAGTGTTGTCTGCAAACGGTAAAGCCGACTGACCCCACATAACAGGCGCTGTAGGTTTGCCAACTTTACCGTCAACTGTGTCCGCGTTTGGGAAAACAACAGATTTGCCGTCAGTCGTCCCTGGTCCGATCTCCAGAATCTTCTTGGTCATTCTCTAGTTCCTTGTAATCGGTGAAATCTGTGGACGGAACGTCTTTTCCTTGCCAGTGCATTCGTGTGCGCCGACCCATTGCTTTACCGACTTGAACATAGTTAGAAGTGATCTCTTCGTCTTCGGCAATATCTTTAGTGGCGACAAGATCAAACTGATCGTCTGTTTTGACCAAATCGGCATTCGCCTTCCATTGGTGATTGCAGTAGCGGGCCAACTCGGTCAAATTCCAGATTTTAGAGCCAAACTCATCTTCATCACCCGGCGTTGCAGCCACGCCGATTACGTCGCCGGCTTTAAAGTCTTTGCCAGCAAAAATACCCTGACCCTGAATATCCGATTGGCCCAAATACCAACTGCTGGAGTTGCTGGCAGCCTTTAGAAACAAGCTGTGCATAGCCGAATGACTGTCTTCAGTCCCTGGCAAAGCCGGCAATCTTTGGTCTAAAGGTCCCATGATTACTCCTGCTTGACTTGTCCCCAGAAAGGGACTATTGTTTGATTGGTCACAGCATTCACTTTCACGGAAGGAGGCAAGCTAATGCTAGTGCTCAGTCGTAAGCTCGGTGAAACCATCAAAATTGGTGATGATATTTTTATCACCATCGTGGACATCGACAACGTCAAAGTCAGGGTTGGTATTGAGGCACCGAAGTCTGTAACGGTGCATCGCCTGGAAGTGGCTCAAGCCATTGAGAAAAATCAAGTTAACCAGGCAAAGTCCAATCCGGAAGTTTGTGATCAGATTTCTGCTCGATAATCTTGCTTGTCGCATTGGTAGACAAAACTCCAACTTTGCGACACGCCACAACGATTGAAAAATCTGATTTGCCTTCAATCTTCGTAGGCAAGCCGTAAGATCGCCGGAGCTCACCGAGCTCTGGCGATTTTATTCTTAAATGCCAGCAAACAGAAACACCTGGCCAACCTTCAGCCTTGGTTTCCTGCAATTCACCAAGATGGTAAATGAAGTGCTTGCCGCGCTCAGAAATCTTGTCAGAACCACCGACAGATTTAAGTTCTTCAGGTGTCATAACAACAATGCCTGCACGCAAAGCCCCGCCGTCGATAGCTGAAGGCAAAGAAATGCCTGGCTCGTGCATGGCGTCAAACAAGCTGCGAACTAGAGCAGTTGGTACGCCAACAATCAGATAACCAGAGTTAGTTGCCTGCAAAAGCCCTGACAACTTCACGTTTGCGCGTTTCTCCGGGTCTTTTGCCGTATCGTACAAAAGAAAGTGACGATAGTCCGGCAAATCGTGGACAGAGATGACGCTCATGCTGATTCCTACTTGTTTGCCAAGGCTGCATACAGAGCAAAGCCGGAAATAATGGCTGTAAGCACAATACCGACAAAACCAGCGACGGTTTGCGCCTTAGTCGATTGTTTGGAGGCGGCTATGGAGTTGGCGTGCTTTGTGCATTCTTCAATGTCTTTTCGCTGGCTGTTGACGACAGTTTCAAGATTAGCCAAGCGTTGAATGATAGATGGTTGCCCGTTGCCGTCTCGAACCAGTTTGCAAAGAATACCGACGTCTTGAATGATGTGCTCTACCTTCGACTCCAACGTGCCAAGCTGATGCGCTATCTGCGCATACTGGTTACTGCGGTTTTCGGATGACTGCTTGACCGTGTCTGTGACAACAGACAATAAGCCAATTATTTCATCCTGCCTTACCCAGTTGTCTTCTGGAGCATCTTCATGACGCACCGAAGACTTCAAGCTGTCCAGACGTTGTTGCACCTGTTCCAGCTGATGCCTAGTAGTCATGCTTCTCGTCATCCATGTTAGAGAAGAATAATTAAGGTGACTTCTCGAGATCGCCCTACCTCGAGTCCGAGCAAAGGTTGCGAACCTTTATAACTGCAACAGTCCATCAGGTGTGACCGTTGCACCTCCCACTGCCAGTTTTTCACGCAACAGTACACGGCAGCCGGTTTAAGCTTCCAGCTTAGACGGACTAACCACCTAACCTGCCGACACCTACGGCAAAGTCACCCTGGACGATTATACTTAAAAAAAGTTGAACAAGTCGAGGCTAGCAAGCTTTACTCAAGCGAATTGTCTGACCACAGTCGATTCAATACGTCTATAGGCCCTTTGTTTTTATTGTCAGCCATGTGGTCAACCAGCCAACGTTCAATCTTGTTAACTGTTTGAACAAATCTCTCAGGCTTTAAAGCACCTATGGCTCGCATCTCCATGATCAGAGACAGCACAAGAATACCCACGTGAGAAGGTTTGTACTCATAGTCAGAGTCATTAACCTTATCGGGGTTTCCTGCCGTGGACAGCAACGTTACTTCGTCTTCTAGCGATTCCGTCGGGCCATCACCGTCAACGACGGGTCTAAAATTTGGATCGTTGGCTTGAACCACGTCCAATAGCCGTGCCGCGTCTTCCGGGTAAACAAAGCAGCAAGTAACACGAGGAAAAGTCAGAATGCTGGAGTCAAGCGAGTTAAAGCTCGGTGCTAGAGCCGCGACAAGGCACGGATACTTTTTCGGGTCTTTGGGAAATTCCAAACCGACAGCGTAAGCCGACTTTTCCTTGGTGAGCTCAAAAGCTAGTTCTTCCTTGTATTGCTTCCAATTCTCCAGCGATTGCAGCACGGCCAGCTTGTTGAAACTACTCATCAGATCAAACCTTTCTGCTGTGCCCACAGGACAACAGCCACTTTTGAGTCCAAACCCAGTTTCGTCCTAATGCGGTTGGCGTATGTTTTGACGGTCTCGTAGCCTAAGCCTAATTGATCGGCAATTTCCCTGTACTTCATGTTTTTACAGATCAGTTTAACGACCTGTTTCTCTCTAGTTGTAAGTTGTACTTCTTGTCTGTTCGACATGGCTGTAGTTACTCAAAACAAGGATGGACAATCAACAAAAGCAAGAACGTCTGGCGGAACGTTTTCGCGCACTTGAATCCAATTAGCAATTCTAGCCTTCACGTCTTTTCGCCATACTTTCTGCCGGTTTGGTATGCAAGCCGGACTAAACGGAATTTCCAAGAAAGTAAAAATGCGTTCTAAAACATTGCGAAAGTTTAAAAGAAGCTCGTGGTAAGGCACAACCACGCGGTCAGGGCACAATCGATTGATTTTCATCATGGCTGACACGTGATCCCTGACAAATGCTGTCAGTTCGGCAGGGTCGAGGTATATGGGCTTGGTCGTGGCTAGTTGCGAAGCTAAACCGTCCAAACCTTGCCGTTGCTTCCAAGAAACAAAACAAGCCACCGGATTACGCATCACATGCAGGATGCAAAAATCACCGCAACGATACTTCTGGTCGATGTACTCCCATAGGTCATACTGCAACATGTTCTTGTAGCCAATCTTGACTCCGACAGCCTTCTCGTTGTGCAACGTGTTGTCGAATATCTTGTTGTTCAAATATTGCTCAAGGCTCAGGTGCGTTGGAACGAAATGGTCCGCAACTTTGCCGCACGGCCCAAAATAAGCCTCATGTTCCCGTTTCCTGATCTTGTCGTCTTCGTGCAACACATCGCCGTGGCACACAATGCTTGGATGCGCAGCCAAAGAAGCTTGCAGCAAACCGTAGCCGGAATGAGCGTTGCCAGCGACCATGAAATTAAGTTTTTCAGGTTGGTCTTCGTTGTACCAAGCCATTGGAAATCTCTGACAGAAGTGGGATCAAGACACTTGAAAGTTGTACGAGTAAAGCACCGTTTTTAGATATTCGACGTCTTCTTGGTTTAACCCGACAGGAAAACCTCCTGAATTGGTCAACGGGTTGAGCCTGGCAAAGAATTGATCGTAGGTTAGCTCGTTGTTGCCGTGATACACCGCGATTGACAGCAAGGGCCATTGCATGCCGCGAACAAAGGGATTGTGCATGTTGTCGCAAACTGTTGGCTCGCTTACCTGGCTCATTCTGGCTAGCAGTTCTTCGTACTCCCCGACGTTTAAATCCGGATTAAAGAGCCAAGGCTGCTTGTCTGCTTGCAACCTGGGAAACAACATAGTGCAAGGTATTCCACTGTCCATCTTCAACAGATGCAACAACGGCCTGACACTCTGTTCCCACATCGCAGACTCAGATGAAAGCTGTAGAGCTTGTGATATGTCGATGCGTAACTGGTACTTCAAAAGGCATGGCTTACCTTCAACGCGGTGTGCCATCTGATACATGAGCCGAATGGGGTGAAAGTAATCGTCGTCATCAATGCAGATCGCCCAGTCACCATTTGCCATTTCCAAGCCAAGGTTTTTCATAGCAGCTGCGTTTAGGCCCGCCGGAGCGTGCAGTTCCCAAACCCTACAGCCGGATTCACGAATCTCTTCGTTATCCATGTTGTCGTTAGTCAACACATTGGTGCCGATACCGTTGACAACAATCAATTCATAAGGCGTGTATTGCTGCCTGATGAAGTTATTGACAGCCTTGCGGACCAGAGTCATTCGAGCAGCGTTAGCTACCGGTAAAACGCAAGAAACAAGCGGCAAAGACACTTGATCGGTCCTTTCAGCTGAATTGATAAACAGATGTCAACTTTGTAACCACTTAGGGTTACAACGTCAACAGTAAAGCACTTTATTTAAGCATCAAGATATTTTGCGTAAGCACGCCAGACTTTGGCGTAGCACTTACCCCAACTTTCTCTGTGCGGTTCTCGCGCCGGTCCGTTGCGATCTTGATCCAAGGCATGTGCCCATTCGTGCAACAACGTGTCTATGGCAGTGAGTTGAGACAACTGCCGGTCTATTTCAATGTCGAAGCGTTTTATCTTTCCTTCGTTGTCCAGGTAAGCCACACAACAACCGCACAACTGTTGTTTGTACAAGCTGCGGATTATGACCTTGGCAGGCTTGGTCAAGGCACAATGCTTGCGCAAAGTTGAAACAACTTGGTCGAAAGTGCCGCCGTATGGCTTAGTCATAACGCCCCCTTGGCGAATGAGTGTCCAAGGATACAGGCAAGGTTACTCGCCCGTCGGTTTGCCAGTGTAGCTGTTGAGATTAACTTGCAAACGGGCAACTGGTCCTTCGTTGTAGTCGTAAACAAACGCCATGGCACCACGCTGCTGCCAGTTAAAGCCTTTAAGTCGATGCCAGGCATTAGGCGGCGTCAAAGCCGGCAAATACTCGATACTAACGCCTTGCTCTTCCATGGTTGTGGGTTTGCTGCTGCCCTTGCGATGCTGGTCACCAAGATGCCACTCGCGGAAGCTTGTCTCGGCCCAATCCTGCTTTCGCTCGTGGGCCATGATGGCAGCAAGCCGAATCACGTTGATATTGTGTCCGTGATCAAATCCTATGAGATTTGTGCCGAACCGGTAAAACTTGTAAGGCGATATGCCGCAATCAACCGTGACATTCTCGTCGTTGCGGAAATACGCGTCGAGAACCATGCCAATTGCGTTGACTGACAAGTAATCATGGTTGCCTGGAACCACGACAACACGCACAGGCGCAACCTCTGCCAGCCTGTTAACCATCGTCAAAGCCAAACGCACAGCATTCTGCAAGGCAACCGAATACGAAATGCCCTCAGACTGGAAAGTGCCTTTGGTAGTCGTGTGCTGCAAATTGTCATGGTGCATGAAATCGTTGCCAAAAGGCATGACGATTTCTTCAAAGCTGCCATACTGCTTGGCTCGCTCCAAGAGCGCGTCAATCGACCACATGCAAAGCTTTTCGCACTCTTCCATGCTCCAGCTATGGTCGCTTTCGCCCTTGTAGCACTGCATGCCGTAGTGCGGGTCCATAATGGATATTTCAAGCGCCTTGCGGCCTTTTTGTTCTTTGGCTCGCGGATACTTGATCTTCTTGACCACCGGTGCTGCTGCCGCCAGATCGGCCAGCAAACGCTCGACCACTACTTGCGTGTCTTCCTTGCGCCGCAAAGTCACTTTGATCTGGTACAAGGCAGTCTTGTAAGCGCCATCGCTGTTTGAGCCTGGCGATTCCCACTGATTGACCGTGACTCGGTCAATCTCGTAGATATTCATGTCAATTCCGGATTTTGCGATCAATTCTTCGGCTGTTGTGATCTCTGTGCCGTAGTAATCGATGTTTGCGCTTTTGTCGTCGTTCTTGACGGTTATTTTGTTCTGAGGTTTTGTTGGTGCCGCAGTTTTCGCAGACTTGTTGGCATACTTGTTCGGAGTACCCGGCCAAAGTCCTGCATTCTTCAAACGCTCGTAAACCGTCGAGCGTTGCTTGATTCCGGTAATTCTGCAAGTCTCGGCTGTGTTACGTCCGCACTTGTTGTAAATGGCCAGCAATTCTTGCGGGCTGATTGTGTACTTTTGCGAGGGAGCCATACACCGATCCTCCATGATATGTGTTGGTTCTGCACTATTTCTGGTTTTCAGGTCAAGTCAGGCTCCTTCCTGGCTTACTAACGATCTGCATTGTAACCCGTAGATGAAATACAGCATACAGCGCCAAAGTGGCAATCACTTTCGCTTGGCTCGCATGTAGGAACGACTCTTGACGCCGACAAGCTGATCCCAGAGCGAACCAAAATCTATGATGGTGTGCTTGCTGCCGTGTCGTTTGTAAAGCTCGTCAACTATTATCTCGGCAGGCATGCTTGCGGAAACGCTGATCAACAAAGGCTCAGTTTCGTTAGCCAGAATCTCAAACAATTGCATGAGTATCAAATTTAACTGTTGATAGACATTCTTGCTTTGGACTTGCACGTATTTCCAAACGGGAAAAGGCACTTTTCTTAGATGCGCAGGACCTACCAGCAAAACTTTACGTTTGGAAACAGCTTCAACCACCTTGTCCAACTTGTTGTAGATAGCCGCCTTGTGAAACACGTCTGCGTCATACCAAGTCAGCTTTGTCAAAGCATGCCGCTGTAAAAATGCTTCAATTTTAGCTTTGAACAATTTGACAGCTAGCGACTGCATGCCCAAGCGATAGACTGGCTTGGCTTGCAAAACTTGCTGTAACTGCAAACCCATCTCTGGAAAGAAGTGATGTCCGTCACAATTCGCATAGTTCGCACCAAGCCCAAGTAACGAACGCCACTCACCGTCACCCCAACGGCTGAAGGTGAACGGTTTCCTCGGATCAGCTAGCTCAGAAAGCCAGCTATCCAAATCAGGCTTTATCGCTTCCATGCTAAATTGCGTGTCAGGTACCAGACACGGTTTACAGTGTTGATTTCTTTGGCACTGATCAGTTTTTGTTTCTTGGCTCTTTCCAGTGCGTCGTAGACTCCAGTGTGGCCTTTGCCTGGCTTCACGTAATCGTCGCCAAAAACGACGGCCTTGGGGAAAAGAGTCAAAGCCGCCTCCAAGTCAGCAAACACAGAGTCTGCGTCATGGGCAGCGTCAATGTAGATGAAGTCAGGTGCTACATCCTGCTCTGCAACTAAGCGCATGCCGGTAACCGAAGGCTTTTTGATTGGAAAGATGCGCTCACGCTCTTCCCATCGGTTAACACAGAAGATTGACCACAGGTTGGCTGCAATGAGCTTTTGCTGCGGGTCACGCAAATGTTCGGGGCTACCTGCGAAGGTGTCCACGCAAATAACCGTCATGGACGGAAACGCCCTGGAAACAAAACGTGTGCTGCCTGCTCCTGTCCAGGTTCCAAGCTCCAGATAAATACCGTTGGGCTTGCTTTGCAGGACATTGGCAAAGACTTGCTCGTGGAAATGTCCAAACCACTTCGAGGTATTCGGTTTAAAATCCGGCTTTGAAGCCGGCCAAGCCTCTGCAACTTGCCGTAGTTGCTTGGCCTTTTGTTCGCTAAGCATAGTCAGGATTGATCCTTCTTGAAAAACGTCTCGGCCACATAACTAGCACCAAACGTGGTCAGGCCGACGACACCGAAGGTTAACAAATACTTCCAGACATCGCCAAATGCAATGACGCCCCAAATACCAAGCACAGTCAGCAGGGCGCTCAAAAGAAGCAAAAACCCCAAGATCATTCCAAAGACCAATTTAAGTTTCATGGTTAGCCTCGCAAGATTAGAGGGCTTTGAGACAGATTCTTGACTCAAGGTTAGTCAAGAAAATGACGATGGCATGGTATTCAACTTCGCGTAAATCACCGCCCAGCGAATCAGGTGCTGACAGCAGGTGTTTACGTATATTACCAAAGAAATCTCTAACTTTCTGCAAGTCATGGACAGATTCGATTGTTGTTTCCAAGCGCCAAGGCACTGAGACTGTGCCCAAAAGCTTGATCCGTTCCACGAATGAATTCCGCTTAGGTTGCGGAGAATATTGGAAGTATTCTCCGCAACCCAGCCGACCAATCTCATCCTGGATAGCTAAAAAAAAGTCAGAATCTCGACCCAGGTTGAAGAAAACAGAAACTAGCGTCGAACCGTGTTGAAACTCCGGTTTGCGCCAAAAGCCGCGATAGCGACAGTAAACAGGCCGGACCACGACGAACGTGAACCGGCCTACTGTGTGATTGATTAGTTCTTCACCCCAAGGGTGAATGTCGTTGCTACCAAACAGCCACCACCACATCCGTGCAAAAATGGCTTTCATGGTACATCCTGCGTCACATTTCGTATGTGCCTTCCACTCCTCTAGCTTCCCTCTTGGCAGTGCGATAACGCAAGACCGCCAAGGCCTTTTCCAGATGGTGAATAGCCTCAGCATTCTCAGCGCAGTTGAAAATGCTTTGTTGGTAATACTTCAGGCGGTCTTGGGCAGCAAGGATGACATCCTCAACAAAAGCACCGTTGGGTTCACGCTTTTCCCCGTCGATGCGCAGCGGGCCATTCTGCCAACTGATCAGAAAGCCACGACCGCTGGTGACACCGCCGGTTGGACGACTCTGCTCGTCTTTCCAATGCTCACTGAAGATGAAGCTGCCGTCGCTCATGATCAATCTCCCAGCAATAACGAAAATTTTGCCTGAGCTTCGTCCCGTTCTCGTTTGTTGCCGATATGCCCAAGCGCATCCACAACAGAGTTAAAACCAACCGACTGCGCCTTCAAAATCTTGCGCAACGCCTCAACCTCCAATTTGGTTAAGTTCAGCGCACTCAGACGATAATCTTCAAACGCTTCCCACACAAGGGGCAACACAGGTTGGACGATCTGATAGCCGATGGTGCGGGCGTAAGTGCGAATCTCCTCCTGAGCGTGACTGTCCATGCGCAGGGCCAGGAAGTGCAGCAAGTTGTGCAAGTCAATCTTCCAGTAAGCCTCCGTGTACGTGGAGAGCGGCAAGTCCTTGCGGGCTTGTTCCCTAGCAACGCCAGCGGCAAGTCGTCGCTCATAAACCTCGCGAGCTTGCCGATGTAGCTGTAGCTCTTCGTCGCTAAGCGCTGTACCCACTTCAATAGGCAAATAATCACCGCTTCCTTGCTTGTTGCCGGTAGCTTGGCTGCGCCATCGGTCAAAGCCTGTGACCTGCTGAGCATCGATGGCCTCGCTGTAACGGGTACTGTACTCGTTGACGTTGGCCGTGCGGTGCCTGATCCACTGCCGCCATGTGTCCATCGGCACACGGACATGGAACTTCAACTCAACCATTTCAAACGGCGTGCTGTGCCTGTGCCGCATCAGATAACGAATCAAGCCGCGATCATCATTAACTGTCTTGGTACCCTCGCCGTAGCTGACCCGAGCAGCCTGCACAACGCTGGAGTCGTCGCCCATCATGTCTACCAGGCGGACAAATCCGTCGTTCAAAATTTGGAACTTCTCGCCTTTGATCTCAGCCAACTTGCTCATGCTATTACTTTCCTTCCACAACAACTGGCACACTGTTGGCCAATTTGTCTTTCAATGTCTGCACTTCAAACCGTAACGCCATGTTCTCGGTCACAGCGGACGAGAAAGACAATTGTAATTGCTGGATGCGATCCCGCAACAACTGGAATGTCTTTTCAAATTCAATACAGTTCTCGCACATAACTAACTCCGAAGATAAGCCGTTACCTTCGGAGTTACTCCGAAGCTTTGGGCAAGGTTAGCCACAATTCCTTATCGGCAAACGTGATGGACTGGTCAGGCATGGTTTCAGCCCGTATTTCAGTGCAAGACTTGTGCTTGCGAATGGCCTCAGACATTTCACGGTTCTCTGCCTTGAGTCGCAACAACTCTTCGGCAAACTCGCGAATCAACTTGTGCTCAAGTTCTTGGCTTGTGGCATAGGTGCGCAAAGCGGCTCTGGCACACACTTCAGTGATCATGCGTTCGTTCATGCGCTATCTGCCCTAAACCCTGAGTTGAAGAATTCACCGTGATACAACTTGGCTGCCGCTACGTACGCAGCATAAGCTTCTTCTTCGGTGTCAAAAAAACCAAGGTGCTTGTGCCAACTTTTACCGTCTTTTTTTGTGAGTATTCTTGATTGCCATTTATTACTACTTTTGTGCCAGGAAACACCTTTATATTTGGAAGAAGTTGGCTTACCTTTAAAAGTTAAGCTTTTAACTCTATTTTCAGCGTTTTCTTTGTATGTTGCCAATCGTAAATTTTCTATGCGATCATTTAAAGTATCAGTGCTTTTGCGATGATCTACCAAACGATCTACTGGCACGTCGCCGTGATGGTATATCCACACTAAAACAGAACGTTTGTATTCTTTCCCTTTGTACTGAATTACCCAACGAAATTGATTATTTGCTTGAATAAACCGTTTATGTCCGGCATTTGAGCCAACAATTATGCGGTGGCCAGGTTTAAGCCACAACAATTTACCGTCTTCGTAAGTAAATAACTCACGAACCAACTCTTGCGATAAAGTTTTACGTTTAGCAATACTACTCATCAGCTACCTCACATTCTAAAGAATTCACCATTAACGCCGTTCCAACCAAGGCAACGCCAGTCAGTGCGAACTAACTCTCTGTTGCTGATGTCTTCGGCCAGCACATAAGGCAGCATGTTTTCAATATCGTAAATCTTGTAAGCGGGTTGCCCTAGCCTAAACAGGATTTCAAACAATCCTGCAAAAAACCTGGCAACCTTGAAACGGCCAAAACCGTACAAGATTGTTCTAAGTATGTGCCTTTTGGACGTGGGATTTTTAGCGCTGCGAGCCAGGGACCAATCAAAACCACGATGGTCTATCCAGTCACGAACGTCGGCAGGCGTTTCAGCTTGGAACAGATAACGGTTCAGATTGTCTGGTGTGAAATACTTGTCAGTCAAATTTTCGTACAGGTATCGACCTGTGGCTTTAAGCACAAAATCAGCTTCGCTTATCTCTTTGCGAAAGACTTTCCAAAGCGACAACAGCATGTGACATTCACCTACTGTCTTGTTGTCGCAACTCCTGACAAGATGCGCCAGCGGCGCGTTGACCTGGTGCAGGTGTAGAAAACCAAACTGAGGAAAGAATTGCCGAAAGAATTCGGCAAAATCTGGAATTGAGGCGTCGCAAAAAAGAACTTGAGCATCTGGCTGTTGCAAAGTCAACGAATGGAATGTGCCGACTGTTTGTATCAGCCGCTCAGACGGCAAGAAAGCCGAACGCTTTGATCCATGCTCTAACGTGCTGTTTTCGTCAGGATAGATCACAGAGGTAACGAGAATAACCTTACGCATCAAAAGACCCTGAAGAGACTCGAACTCTTACGACACCCCTTCGTTGCCAATGGATGACAATGCGAGCTTGTTGGGTGTATCCTTCGACCAGCGTCAGCAACAAAGTCAAAAGCTAGCCAGCCGTCGCCCGTAGGTCCTCAGTTGCAGTAGGACTTAGATCACAGGGTCAAAAAACGCCGGGAGACACTTCCGAATCTCCCGGCGTATACGCTTACCGTTCTCGCAAGGATTTAGTAACGGCAGCAAGCGTACCAAAGGCCATTAGCGCCTTGTGCGACGCCCACTTCGCGTGGCGTCCACTTATGGCGAAAACAGCAGTTCATCTCGGCCTGATACGGGGAAGAGCCTACGCCAACGCCTTCATAGCCACTGTTGCCGCCGAAATGACCCATCCTACAGATGGATGCCATGTAATTCGCGGCCCCCTGGGCGCTTCCCAAAAACGCATTGGCAACTGGTCTGTTGACTTGTCCGCCAGTGTTTTGAGTATTACCTCCCCGTCGGATTAAACCGAACGGACCGGCAAACGCGCTGCTGGCAGCCAAGCTCAACACCAAAGCGAAAACCAAGTGACGCATCCTAATCTCCTAAACAGCCTCGTCAGAATCCACGCCGTCCAGTTCATCCTGAACATAGATCGGCGTGTTGGGTCCAACCCAGGCACCCTTGACGTTGAAGTCAAAGTATTCCTGGGCCTCTTCCCACGTCATACCGTCGTTGTTCATCAGCCCCTCGATGATTAGTCGAGTGCTGTAAGCAACAACGGTCCTTTTGCCGAAGTCCAGATCGACCAAGCCCAGGATGGCATGGTCGTGTCCGTCCGCCAGCAAAACTTCTTCAAGCTCCTGACACTCGATCTGGTCGAGCAGAGCTTGCCTCTTCGGGTGAATCTTCGTCTCTTCAGTCATAATTGAGTCCCGAACACCACGCACCAATAGTTGCCAGAACGCCCGACACCTATGTCCTTGAAATCACCAAGGATGTTTGCGCGATGTGCTCGGCTATTCAGCCAGACAGACAGCACCTCGTCAACCTCGGTTTGCCCTGAAGCGATATTTTCTCCGTAAGAGGCGTATGCGTATTTTTGCCTGCTTACCCTGTCTGCCGGGGTTGAACCCCAGAGCCACCCTTGCTTGTGCGACATGCGCTTGTTTTGGTGCATCCAGTCGGCGTGCAACTGGGCCGCAGCCATCAAGCGAACATCAATAGTGAGAGCCGGCTTGCCCTCTTGCTTGCGCACGTTGTTGTGCGCCTCAACCAACTCAGTCATTGTTTTCTTGTCGGTGTCCATGGGGCTTGATTTTCCTGCGCTTGGCCTTGGGAATGACGGGAGAAGAAGACACAGCATGTATGCTGTGCATATTCAATCGCTTTTGCAACCGATAGATGACAGTCCTGTGATCGTCCAGCGCCCGCTCCAGCATCCCTATCCTTTCAAGCAGGTGACGAAGCTCTGAGGAATGCTGCTTGAGGGTCTTGCCGCAGTTATGCTCGTGCGCGATCAGCTTTTCCAGCGTGTGCGTGACCATCTGCTGCAACGCCGCGACAGTCGCTTCGACAGCTATCGGCTTCAAGGTGGGTATATGTTCCACCGGATCAGCGTACATGTAGTCTTCGCGCCGCCTGCGGTGCGTCTTGACCGCTTCAAAGTTCTGCTCGCACTTGCCTTTTGCGTTTGGCCATAGATGTTCACCGTATTGCGGCTTGTACGTCTGATGCACGTAACCAATCAACTGCCCACCAGGTCCGTGCAGGGGCTGTAGCTTGAGATGCTTGGCAGCGGCGGAATCCATCGGTGCGACCCAGTCCAAAACCTCTGAAGATGCTGGCGCAAACACAGGCAACAAGGTTTTGAAAGGAACCGTAGGTCCAAAGCTCGGCTCTGAAGCAGACATCATGCACTCCTTGCTGCAAGCTCCCGCAATACTAACCTGTCCCCCGAAGGGTAACAACATAAAACCAGGCTATGCAAAGAAAAATGGCGGACCATTCCTTTGGTCCGCCACTCTCAATTAACCGGTCAGCGAAGCTTAGTAGCCGCCGTTCAACGCCCTGTAGCCACGAGGCAGGTAAGGATTCACGGTGCTGGGGCTTGCGGTGCTGCTACTGCTGGGGATTGACTTTGGATCAGTAAACCCACGGTAAGCACCGCTGATGCGAGAGCCAATGCCGCTACCCGCACCGCCAACGGCGTTACCAACAGCATTAATCGTGTCCTTGGCACCCTGGTAACCACCGGACAGCGCACCGCCAGCTGCGCCAAGAAGAGCCGGAGCACCGGCAACGCCCGCAAGACCGGCACCAATGCCGCCAGCGGTAGCACGCAGCGGATGAGCCATGATGTAATCTTTCAAGCCCTGCTTGGCACCGCTAAGAGCCGTCTGCAAGCCTGGCTTAGCTCCAGAACCCAAGCCGCCAGCCATGCCGCCCATGCCACGAAGGGCAGCCATAGCACCACGACCTAAACCGCCGATCAGCCCGGCAAAAGCCTGCTTCTCCTGGGTGAGGCGCAGCGCCAGAGCAGCAACCTTCAAACGCTGAATTTTATTGGTGCCAGTTGCAGCTGCTTTCTGCAAACCGTCAGCGTTGTACAAGGAAAGCTCTTTCTCCAGCTGATGAATATTCACCAGATGACGAGCCATCTTGATACGACGGGCCGAAGCGGCCTTAACAACAATTCGTTTCAAAGAATCGCGGTTGGACATGATTACATCCTCGTTAAAGTTAAACAATAGACCAAGGCTGTTGAGGCCCTTGTGGAACCTCAGGCGGCCAAGCCGGTTCAGGATTGTTATCTTCCGGCGGCAATGGATCGCTTTGCGGCCCTTGTGGACATTGCGGTCCTTGCGGGCACTGTGGTCCATTATGATGCTCACCACCCATTGCTGTCACTCCTAAAAAAGAAATAAAACAGATAGCTTCAATTATAAGCCAAGCAAAAGCCTACGCCAGACTATCGCGGGCTCTGGCATACAAGTGCGCAAGAGACTGTTGTCGCAAAGCCATGCGCAAAGGCAAATGTTCTTCTGTGGCGTCCTCGCCGGTCTGCATGTGACAGCAATAGCCTGCCAGGACAATTTTGTCGCCATGTACAGAGCAATGGTTGCTATTCAACGTCGCATCGTGGCCAAGGCGAAACAGCAATTCCAGTTTGTCGCAGTTGCCGAACAAACGACTCGTATCAAACCGTTCAAGCGAATCGCGGTGAAACACGGGCATGGGCTCCGTGTAATTGCGCTCCAATACAGTTTGATACTGCTCAGGTTTGATGCGTATGGTCGGTATGCTGTAATACTCACTAGGCCGAGCATCAACTACCTGCACAAATTCTTCCCAACCTGTCAAATCAAAGAAGCAATCGCCGTCGAGAATGATGGCGTAGTCTGCCATCGAGTGCCCAACAGCAATGCCAGTGTTTCGTGCCGAGTTGATTCCAATGACTTCCAGGTTCATCTCGTCATCGGTCATATTTGGGCAAGCTCTTAGCTTTGTTGCCGGAAAAGCTATTTCGTAAAAAACTTGGTTATGGTCGCGCAACAGATCAATGATTTGCCGTCGGTATTCTTGCCCAAGCAGTCTGTTCAGGATGTATAGCTTGGTTGTTTCTACAAAGTTTGGCTCATTGAGCAGTATGAACTCCAAAGACCTAAGTCTGCTGCCGACAACATCACGCGGTGGATTTTCGTTACCGATAATTCTGACAATGCAGAACTTGTGCATGTTTACCTCTTATGGAAATACCAGGATTTGATGCTTTCTTGTGTCAGGCTAATCTTGTAATCGTTTTCCTTGGCAAACTCTTCCACGGCAAATTTGACGCCGTAAATCATGGTTTGAACCTGTTCTTTGGTCGGGTCGGCAACCATGTTGCGCCAGTCACCGTTGATAAAGTCATGGCCGGCAAACAAAGCTCCAGGTTTCAACTTTGGGTACCAGGCTCGCAGATCAACAGACACGTTCTTGTAATCGTGCGAAGCGTCCAGGTAAACAAAGTCCAAGCTTTCACTGGTGAAATATTCCGCCGCTGCGGCGCTAGACATGCCGTGAAACCACCATTTCTTGTGACCACGAGCCGCCTTGTCCATGCGATCAGCCAGGATCGAGAAATCTTCCCAGTGCTTTCGCCCGTCTTGCGTGACATAAGAGTCCACGCAATGAACTATGTCGCCATTCCACATTTGGCGTAAGTGCGAGCAAAAGTCACCGCGATGACAGCCTACCTCAACCGCCGAGGACAAAAGCCCGTAGCGATTGAGGTAGCCTGCAAAGTCATTGCGGTGAAGAATCTCAGCCCGTGATGGTTGGCCTTCGTCGCTCATTGGTCACACCCATTGAAGTGGAAGTCTCAGAGAATCTACCCGACCAAGGACCGTCCATCATGCGACGCTCCAAATCAGTCTGGGCGTATTGTAGTAAATGCTCGTTCTCGCGTGGATCACGCCAACAGGCAAAACCAGGAGCCAGCATGAAGTACACCTGCATGCGGTAACTGCCGGGCGTCGGATTTCTCCAACCCGTGTCTCCATGCACCATAGCCTCCGTG